CTATAGCCAAAGTAAGATAAAAACTAGGGTTGCTGGCAATAATTGCAAGCCAAAAATCTTTTTTGTTGCGGTGAAGCCACCATAAGTTGCAACGATCATAATAAAGAACATCAGTAATTTAAGTAATGTGACTAAGGCAGTACCATTAAAAAAGAATAGGCTACTGATGATCAGTAAACCGAGGGCACCATTATAAATACCTTGATTGGCCATTGCAACGCGGGCGTTAGGCAAATTCACAAAATTAAATGGCATGTCAAAGGCCTTGGCCTGACTTTTTGGACCAGCAAATATTTCTAACGCCATAATCCCTAGGTGCTCAAGGCCAATTAGAACGGCCAAAATTAAAGTAAATGTCTGCATGAGTTTCTCCTTGTCTATGTCACAGTAAAATAGTTATTTTTTGTTTGAATTTTAGGTGCTTTGTTCTGGTTATTTATGCTGTTTTTTGCAAAATGCCTTGACCAACCTAGCGAGAAAATGCTAAACTATTCAAGTGCTCAAATGAGATTTGCCGCTGTGGCGGAATTGGCAGACGCGCAGCATTCAGGGTGCTGTTTCCTTCGGGAAGTACAGGTTCGACCCCTGCCAGCGGCATTTTATAACGTATTAGAAACTTAGCTCATTTTATAAAACACTGTTAAACCAACGTTTAGCGGTGTTTTTGCTTTATGAGAAAAGACTAGAAAAGACCACTTTTTGACTACTTTGCACACAATCTGCACACAAAATTTATTGATAAAGTCCCTAGGCAATAGGAATTATGGCTTGATCATTAGTGTGCTGCACACAGTTTTAGAGTTCGCTTTTTGAGAGTCATCATCGCTAATGGTGATCTGTGACAATGCGTGTTCGATTTCAGTGTCTGTTTTTGCCTTGTATTCATCTATTAAGTAAGAATATACACGGCTCGTGGTTCCAATATCTGAATGGCCGAGGCGCTTAGATATTGCGTAGAGATCAATCTGATTAGCTAGTAAATAAGCCACATGAGTGTGTCTAAGTGAATGAAAATGAAAGCCTCTTTTTTCTACATTTATTTTTTTAAGTGATTCACGTAATGTTTTGTTAACGGCGTTAGAGGTGGGCACAGTGCCATACTGATTTAAAAAGACCTGTTGTTTACTAGACTCAGGGCTGACTGATTGTTTCAAAGCGTAAAAATAATTTAGAATATCATTATTTACTCGAATAGTACGAACAGACGATTTGTTTTTGGTTTCTTTAAAATCGTCTTCAACATCGCTCCAAGCCCGTCGTACACTAACGGTTTTGAAATTAAAATTAATATCTCGCCACTGCAATCCCTGAAGCTCGCCAAGGCGCATACCAGTATAAACGGCAAGCAAAATCATATATTTACTGGTAAAGTGTGGATTTAGGCTGTTGCTCACATATGCAACTAGGTTCTTCATTTGAACGATACTTAGATATTCAATCTGTTGTGTGCGATCCTTATCAAAGACGACTGAGGTTTGTTCTGTGAAATCACGTGGAATTAATTTGTCGTACAATGCATTCTTTACGCAAGCACGAACATGTACGTTAACCTTTTGAACAGTCTCTTTAGCATGAGTCTTACCATATTTCGTTAAAAAAGTTTGATAGGTAGTACGTGTGATTGCAGAAAGAGCCTTATTATTAAAATGGTTTTTTAGAACATTATAGGTGTATTCATAGCTTTTTTTGGTTCGCGCAGATATTTTCGGCTCTTTAAAAGTTTCGTACCATTCCCAAAAATATTCAGGCAAAGGCGTATCGCAGTCATTTAATGAGCCACCATCAAGTAATTCTTTTTCTAAATTGATCGCATAACCTTTGGCTTCACCTTTAGTTTTAAAGCCACCTTTAGCTTTTGATTTACGTTTTCCGGTACTGTCCTTATAATAAACGCGCGCCATCCAGCCTTTACCGTGTCTCACAATATTTGCCATAATAATTCATCCTTTCGTTGCCATTAGGCGACTTTATGATAAAATAGAGTATACAAAGACACCACGCTTGGCGTGAGTTTTTATTGGTTAGCTTACTGACTTTCTTGGCGGAGGGGCAGTAAGCTTATTTTTATTTAATAAATTTATTCCACCGTGATTTCAGTCGCGATCATGGAAGGGATGGTTCGTTCGAGTCCCATTTGAGTTTCATAACTTTCGCCGCCGCTCAAAGTACCATAGATATCAACAACGTCATCTTCAACAGCAGGGGTAGTGCCGATATATGTGACATAAATATCGTCGTCCCAGATATCATAGCCTTCGTTGGTGACATTAACGCGGAGAACTGTCATGCCACTATCTTCTTGAGCTTGAGCGACTTGACCGCGGACATAATAAGGCTTTCCGGAATAACCATCAGCATTTTTGTCGAGCATTGCATAAGTAATAGTTTGTCCATTAGCTTGAGCTTCTTGATGCTTAGCTGCCTGTGATTCTTCCCGAGCTTTCTTCGCGGCTGCTACACTTGATTGAGATGCAGCAATAGAAGACGCTTTTGAAGAACTGTCGGCAGCGGCTTGTTTTACAGAACTTTCAGAAGCAGCTTTGGCGATACTTTCAGAACGAGCTTTACTTTCGCTTTCCGATTCAGCTTTGGCCTTTGCTTCAGCAGCAGCTAATTTAGGCTGTAAAATTTTAGCTTTTTTAATATATTTCAAACAGTTTTTTTTGATTATTCCATTTTTTAAATCGTCAACTTCGGATTCAATTGCGTTTATATCGTCCATTGTAATACCAGCTTTGAGTGCAGTTAACGTATTGTTCGTATAAAGATTGGTGATATCTTGAGGTACCGTTTCGTACTTTGATGTTTTAACATTAATCTTTTTTGTAGAAAGGCCATATTTATTTTTTGCGTAAACCATGTAGTCACCAGAATAATTGACTATAAAGTGTCTTTGACCTTTATTGGTCACCTTAGCATAAGCTAGTGTTTCCGAGTCAGTCACTTTCTTAATCGTTGCTGTAGCTCCCTTCTCAGTATTCATAATAATCTTCGCTTCCCCGTTTTTATTTATAGTGGGGTTGGAAGGCGACAAACTGATTTTCGGCGCTTGCATCACGAACATTGCAGCAATAATAGAGACGATAAATAATCCAGCGCCAGACGACAGAACTATGATCGATCGTTTTTTCTCCTTTTTCTTGATTAAATTAAACACTAAAAGTCCGGCACCAACGATAAAAACAATAACCCCAACTAAAAATAATAACGACAAAAATGTATCCATACCCAACTCACTCCTTTTATATGATAAAATAAGTTATCGGCTTATTTTATTAGGAGCCCAGCCTCATTCCGTGGCAGCGGAGTGGGGCTTTTTTATTTTGTCAAATAATATTGACCATCAATTGGATAGCCATATTCGGCGGATAATTCTTGAATCATAGATGGTTCTTCTCCATGTTCTTCCACATACAAAGAAAAAATCAAATTGGATGCAAACCTATCTGCCTCACGTTCGGATATATCTTTGAAACGTTGATTTGCAACATAAAAGCCGGCAAAGCCTTTATCATCGAAGAAATGTCCCAGTTCATGGGCACAAACAAAATAACGCCGCGAATCATCTCTAATCGATTCATCAAGTAAAATAATACTTTCTCCAAGCATCCACGCAGTTTTTCCAAGCGGGTGTTGTTTCATATCCATATAACGTAAATCAATATTTAAATAGTCACACAACCTAAATGGGTCAGAGGTCCCGTAAGTGATTTTAAGTTTGGCTAGAACCCTTGCTAAGTGTTTTTCCATATGTCATCACTCCTGATTTTCCCGTTTCTTTTTGTTATGCAATTTCTCCCAATAAAGACCAGTTAAAATATCATTTAAGCGTTGTTTATCTTTATCAGTTAAATCCTCACCTCCATAGGCTAAGCCAACATTATCATCAAGCATTTGCTTGAGATCATGTATATCTTCGGGATGAGCCCATTCAGGCGCTTGATTACGACCTAACAGATAATCGGTCGTTACACCAAAGTAGTCGGCGACTTTTTCAAGTGAGTCAGATTTTGGATTCATGGTTTTCCATTTATAAAGATAATTACGGCTCATATTAAGATCCTGTTCTACTCTGGTTATAGATTTCCCTTGGGAATCTGCCAATTTTTTTATTCGATCAAATAGTGTCATTATAGGATTCCTTTCCGCATAAATAAAATTCTACCAAAAAAGGTTGAATAATAGCTTGACATCTACCTTTAAAGGTACTATTCTATTTACATAAGCTAATTACTTAGCTAAAAAGTTTACGAAATAAGCCCGATAAATCAGCTCCCCAGCTTGATAACAATGGACTCATTACGTTTATTTAACTATGTGCTTAGTCTACCACTAGGGGTAGAAATGTTCAATGGTTTTAGCGAAAAAATTAGCTAATTATTAAGGAAGGGATGTGAACTTAATTATGAGCAGTGATCTAGGTGCAATTGTCAGAGGAAAACTATTTGAAAAAAATATGACACAAGGACAATTGGCTAAGCTAGTTGGTATTGGTGATGTTTATTTAAGCGATATTCTTCACGGACGCAAAACAGGACCAAAACCACAAGAACATATCAAAAAAATCAAGAAGATTTTGGATATCAAGTGAGGTGACGATCAATGGACGAATTACAAAACTTTAACTTTGAAGGTAACTATGTACGAACAGTAATTATTGATAACGAACCATATTTTGTCGGTAAGGATGTAGCTGAAATTTTAGGCTATAAGCGGACTGCCGATGCTGTTAGAGGACACGTTGACGATGAGGATAAGCTGACTCGGCATTTTACCGACTCAGGTCAAAATCGTGACATGACAATTATTACTGAATCGGGTGTCTACTCATTGATTTTTAGTAGCCATTTGGAATCAGCAAAACGATTTAAACATTGGGTTACAGCGGAGGTCTTACCGGCTATTCGTAAGCATGGCGCCTATATGACACCAGAAAAGATTGAAGAAGCTTTGCTGAATCCAGATACGATTATCAATCTGGCTCAGCAATTGAAGTCAGAACGTGAAGGACGATTGATCGCTGAACAACAGGTCAATGAGTTGCAGCCTAAAGCTACCTATTATGATCGCGTATTAGCCGATAAATCGCTGGTAACGATCAGTATTATCGCCAAGGACTACGGCATGAGCGGTCGAGCATTAAATAAAAAGCTTCATGACTTAGGTGTTATTTACAAGCAAGGCAATACTTGGCTGTTATATGCAAAATATCAGCTAACTGGATGGACACATTCTGACACCACAATAGTTAAACGCAAAGACGGCACTGAAAAAGCTGTACTAAATACTAAATGGACGCAAAAAGGCAGATTAGGCTTGTACGAACTGCTTAAACAAGAAAATATTTTACCGCTGATTGAACAGGAACAGGCAAGCTAAGGAGGAAATAACAAAATGGCACAACCAAAAATAGTTTTAACTAAACAAACTGAAAGTAAGGCCGTTAAGCCAGTATTTATCGATGCGGAATTGCACAAGCAAATTCTTGATTTAAAAAATGAGACAGGAATTTCGATTGGTCGGATTGCAGAAAAGTTTATCCGTTACGGTATTCAAAATGTCGAGATTGAAGATGAACAGTGAGGTGATCTAGATGCCACAAATGTTACAAGTGACAGTTCCGGTTGAAGTGCCAAAAGATTATGTACTGATTGATCAAAATAAATTTGATCAGCTAAACAGCGAATCATTGGTAGCTAAGATGTGGACAATGGCCGAATTGCGTAAGCGACTAGGTAATAAAAGCGAAAAGTGGGTCAAGGATAATACGGTAAATAGCCCACGGTATAGCCGTGAGATACAGCTAATGCGCAACAGTAAAGCCATCGTTGGCGGTGGTAGTGGGAGTCCATGGCGGTTTCAAGCGTCAGTCATTGGACCATGGCTAGACAAGCATTGGCAAGAATTTAACTGGTAAGGAGGTGATTTAAATGGTTTGGACAATCGATGTAGCAAGCTTTACGTTTGGCATTTTGATCGGTGTAATCTTGTTTACGGCGTTTCGGGGCCTTTATCACTTGGGAAAAGAGGCCGATAAAAATGAACATTAATTGGACTGAAATCGATGACCAAGCAATGCGCGATGAGGAGGATTACTACTTTGAGTAAGGATGAGTTAGAAACCCGCTTAGTATGGGTGGGAATTATTGATTTGTCAGCAATTGTCTGGGGCATTGTTATTAAATGGTTATGCCGATGAAGCACTGGCGAATCACGTTAACCTTGTGTGATGGGCTACTTCACAAAGAGGTTTACGAAGTTGAGTTGCCAGAATATGAGCCAGTTGGCTTTGACCACGGTTGGTTTTATATCGGTCAGAGCTATGCAGTTGCTGAACGGTTAGTCATTGGCTATAAGATAGAAGAAATAGCCCGTCACGGGGGCAACCGTGCGGACTAAAAGGTGTATTACAGAGTACACCTCCAGTATATCACAAGGAGGAACTACAAAATGACCAAACGAGTTGAGAAAAAATATTTAACTGAAGACGAACGTAAAATTTTAAAACTTTATCACGCTGCTACATCGGTTAGTTTTTACAGATTTAACGAATCAATGAGCGATGCAAAAGCTTTTGTCGGTATTTGGGGATCACCACAGATTATAAATAGCCCAAACGACCGCGTTTTGATTAGCGCGGGCACTTTTGAAAACGGCAAATCTGTTTCGGCTATCGCATCAATCGAAGCAGGAGGCACTAAATGAAAGGTATCAAAGCAGGATCAATGGTCACCGTGACCGAATATCGTAGCGGCAAAGAGATATTCCACAATTTACACGGAACTATCTTTAGAGCATATGAAAATAGCGCCTGTATTATCGTGGATGCGGCTGATGCGGCACCGGTTATTAAAATGCTTGGTGTTGATCGAATTGTTGCTAGTTATAAAAAAATTAAAGAGACAGCCGCTAAAGCAGCACTTGATCCGGCTAATGCACAAGGCACAGAGCGCCGAATTATCAGTACTTGGGGACAAGGATGGAGTATTGATCGGATTAAATCGACTGTACTGCGGTCTGAAAGTACGATCTACCGTGTCTTAAAAAAATACGGTATTGATCCAGACGCGCCGCGTGTTAAGGCTAAGAAAGTTAAGCCATTTACTATTCCACATTTATCACGATAGGACGGAGTGACATTAATGAAAAAAGAAGACATTTTTAAATTAAAATCAGCGGCTGAAGTATTGGATAACTTAGTGTTTTATACCAAATTAATGACATTATTTGAAAATACAGAGAGCGTAACAAAAAAAGAGGCAACTGAGGCATTGAACTTCTATCGAGAGAAATCATTAGAAAATATGACCGAGTTCGGCTCCGATAATGCCACTAATTAAAACACCTATAATCCAGATTAATGGTTTACCGTATGGTTTTTCAGCAATAAAATCATACCACCCGAGCATCGAATTACCATATATTTCGCTACGTTTTGATTTCACTTTCAGCTTTTTATCAATGGATTGCGTTAAGAAATTAGCAAATATATCAACTTTTGAGGCGGTAGAAAAACTGAGTTCCACATAATTATGATCATTAAATGCTTTTGCTTCTTGCTTACCGTCTAAAAAGTTTAATGGTTTTATATTGTTGAACTTTAAAAGACTTTGAATTCTTGGATTATCAATATAACCTTTTCCATAAAGATGAATAAATAATCTAGATAAATCAACTTTATTAGAATCGGGAATAACTGTGGGAGTTCCACCCAGAACTAAATATCTTTGTTCCAGTGCTTTAAATCCATAGTTTGAATCTCGCATGTTCCAATGAATCCATTTTTGTTCGATATGAATTTTTACGTAATCAAAAAACCTACGTAGCATTTCTTTTTCAAGATTGTCATATTCAGCGGTGATTTTTTCAATTGGAACATGTTTGATTTCCGCAATTTTATGAATGGCAAATAATTCGGCCTGTCCATCATCGAATTTTTTTACCGCAATTGATGTGACATGTGGAGTCCGTCCATTTGTATCAAAAAAGCTTTCACAAGCGTAGTGAATGATAAGATAATCACTTTTGTTTTCGTCAATTTGTTTTAGTAGTTTTGCAGCACCCTTATGATCTTTAAAACGTGTCATAGCTTATCTCCCATTAATCTTTATATAAGAAGAATTATACAGATAAATCGTAATAATTAATACCAAAAACTAAGTTTAGGAGTTGATTGATGTGAAAGCTAGAATCACAACAGTTGATGATGACCAAGGCTGGTTAGATGCCGCCGGGATAAATTATAAAGTCAACAAGATTGTAGAAATGACCAGAGCTGAGTTTGACCAATTGAATGCCTATGCCAATATCATTAACACTGAAGTATGCGGACCAGCTATCAGCGTAGAAGACGTGACCGCATCACAAGAAAATAATGCCGAAGCGATTGAATTAATGCAACGCTTTGATAATAAGAACTAGCTTTTGAGGTGAGTTAATGCATTTGAAAAGAAAGCAAAAGGTTAAATATCGAATTAATAAATCAGAATGGGAGCACTTAATGGTGGTGCACGCCGCCGAAGAGTTTCCTGATTTATTTGGTCAGCCAATCGCACCCACTAGAAAACGATGGCGGCGGTTGTGTCGGTTGGCTAGGATGAGTGGTTATTTCCAAAAAGGCAACAACCACTTTGACGTTAAAAGTTAAATTTACGGAGGTGATTGCATGAATTTAGACAAGCCGTCTAAGGATATTCAAGACCGAATCAGTCAAGACGATTTATTAACGAACATTGGGTACGAATGGAGTAATGAAGCCCAGTTGTATTATGATGCGTGGAGTTTTGAACTGGTTCCACTGAATGAGAAACAGGCACATTTACTTGCTAAACGTATCATGGAAAAAAGCTAACTTTCAGGAGGAATAAAAAATGAAAAATACAATAACAAACGCTGACATAGAAGCACTGATGAACCAATCCGAAATTAAAACTGAAACAGTTTTTGATAAAGTCACAGTGGTTTCATTAAAATTACCATCCGGTTTTGTCATTACAGAAGCATCAGGGGCTGTTGATCCAGATAATTATGATGCGGACATGGGTAAACAGATTTGCTTGGATCGAATCACTGATAAAATCTGGGAGCTTGAGGGCTACCGGCTACAGGCGGAATTACACGATAAAAAGTAATTTTAAGGAGGAACTGTTTCCAAAATGGAAATGGTTCACAATTCTAAAATCCACGCGATAGACCACACTTTTTTCGTAGATAAATCAAATAAATAAATACTGTTATATCAAGCTTTACAGCTTTTAATTTGAAATATCGAATATAAATCGTAGATATTTCATGCGATAAAAAAGTCCCCACTTGGGACACATTGCTAAGAGGTGTGTGGGGTGCTTAAGTCAATTGTACCGCAAAAAAATCAGAATTGAGGAAAATCAATGCAAACTAGTAATAAATTAGGCGCGGCATTTAAAAAAGCCGTTAGTAGCGTGAATTCACGCCCTGCTTTACAGTGTTTACATTTTAACGAAGACGGTAGCGTGATAGCAACAGATAGTCATGTGCTGTTAAGAATAGAAGACTTTCATCATTTAAAACAAGATTTCAATTTGAATCTTAAAACGTTTGGCGAATGTGACGAAAATTATCCTGACACAAGCCGGATAATTCCGAAAAGTTATCAATATCAATTTCATGCCAAAACTAGCGATTTAATCGACGTGCTCCCGATCATTAAAGGGATGGCTAAACTTAAGAGCGCTAACGATCCAGCTGTTTTAAAGTGGGAAAACGATAATGAAACTTTGACTATCGCCGGCGGTGAAAATAATTTAGTTACCGTTCACATTCCAATTGTAGTCCAAAACAGGTCTAGTGATCCGTTAGAAGTTAGTTTTAACTCTGAATATATGGCGCAAGCAATTGAATTTTTCACGCAAGCGCTACCAACGGACGAAGTTATTTTTAATTTTAACGCTTCGCTAACGCCTTTCTCGCTAACGGCTCAAAAAGCAACTTATTTAATCACACCTATTCGGAGGTTTTAAAATGGCAACATTATATGAATTAACAAGTAACTACAGGAAGTTACAGTCGCTGGCAGATGAAACTGATCCAGAAGTATTTAACGATACGATGGCATCGATTGATGACGCCATTCAGGATAAGGCCATCGGTTACGCCAAGGTGATCAACGCAATGCAAGCTGATATCACAGATATTTCAGAGGAAATTAAACGACTGCAGGCACGAAAAAAAGCAGTCGAAAATAATATTAATCGGCTGAAAGCTAATTTAATCGATGCATTTCACACGGCTGATATTAATCAGGTTAAAGACTCATTATTTACGATTAAAATTCGGCACAATCCCGCATCAGTCCACATGATCGATGATAAAGAAGTTCCAGTTGACTACTATCAGCCACAGCCGATGAAATTATCCAAAACACTCATTAAAGAAGCGTTGAAAAGTGGTAAAGAAGTACCTGGTGCTGAGCTGACACATAGTGAATCCCTGATGATTAAATAGGAAGTGAAAATAAATTGAAAGTAATTAAAGCAACCGAAATTAATAAACCAGCGGCGTTGCGGATACTTTACGCGGCACCAGGGATGGGCAAAACATCCACACTCCAGTACATGCCAGGCCGTAAATTAATCATTGATTTAGACGGCACGTCGTCGGTCCTGAGCAATAAGCCCGATATTGATATTGTGACGCTTGATGACCCATATAATCCGCGCGAATCACTACCAAAATTATTAAAAGAAATCAAAGATAAGCATCTCGATGAATACGACAGTATTGCATTGGATAATATTTCAGAATTAGAAAATGCTGTCCTAACTGAATATGGAAAAAAAGGCAATAACAACGGCGTTCCCGGTATTCAAAACTACCAACAATTGCAGTTTTTTGAATTAGATATGATTCGTTACATGAAAAACTGGAACAAAAATATTGTGATCACAGCGTGGGAGCAGACGGATGATTTTGCTACCGAATCAGGACAAACTTTTACTAGAGCTTACCCACAGATTCGCAAGCCAATTCTTAGCAATGTGATGGGTCTAGCTCTACAAGTTGGTCGCTTACAAGTATCAGCTAAAACAGGTAAGCGGGGCATTATTTTAACACCTTCCAATGCAGTTTTTGCTAAAAACCAACTTGATCAACGCGAGTTTTGTTTACAAGAGGATTTGTTTAAAGAAGGTGATGATAATGTATCAGCTGAGATCTTACCAGACGAGCCTAGTTAAACGCGCTCGTGAAGAACTGTCTAAAGGTAATAAAGGCGTGTTACTAGTTGCGCCACCGGGTTCGGGTAAAAGTGTCATCATTGCCGAGATTGCCCGCCTAGCAACAGAAAAGCAGGGGCAAGTGTTGTTCCTAGTGCATCGTAAAGAGCTAGTGGAGCAAATCACACAATCGTTTAAAAACAACGCTGTGGATATGAGCCGAGCGATTGTTATGACGGTCGGGAAAGTCGTTAGACGGCTAGCAAGGCTACCGGTGCCGACGGTTATTATAACGGACGAAACACACCACGCCTTAGCTAAGACTTACCGTAAAATATACGATTACTACGCCGATGTGCCGCGATTAGGTTTTACAGCCACACCTTGGCGGATGAGTGGACAAGGCTTTACCGATATTTATTCAACGATGGTTGAAGGGCCAACCGTTGATTGGCTAATTAAAAATCAATCGCTGGCACCGTATAAATATTTTATGCCCCAATCAATCGTTGCCCGCGACGAGTTAAAGCGGTCATCACAAGGTGATTTCACTAAGCAATCGATCGATGAAGCGTTAGAAAAGACCATTTTCGGTGATGTGGTTGATAATTACCGCAAGTTAGCAAACGGTAAACAGGCGATTCTTTACGCCCACAGTGTGGAGTACAGTCAGATGTTTGCACAGCAATTCGTGAATGCTGGCATTACGGCTAAACATATTGACGCAACCTCACCTAGTCACGAGCGAGCACAAATCATTAAGGCGTTTCGTAATCATGAGATAAAAGTATTATGTAACGTTGACCTTATCTCAGAAGGGTTTGATGTGCCGGATGTGAGCGTGATTATGCTACTGCGGCCGACTAAATCCTTAGTCCTCCACATTCAACAAGCGATGCGTGGGATGCGTTACCAGCCAAATAAGACAGCGATTATTATTGATCAGGTTGCTAATGCACTTGAACATGGCTTGCCAGATACGCCACGCAGTTGGTCTTTAGAAGGCAAGCCAAAAGACGCCGCGCCACGCTTAATTACTTGCGACTTTTGCCAGGGTGCCTTTTATAAATGGGCTCATGACGAAAATAAACGTCGTATCTGCCCTTACTGCAGCAAAGCACCAGCTATTGATGAAGATGATAAAAAAGAACGCGACAACGGTAAGGAAATCATCCAAGATGATATGGCTGAAATCACTGATATCAAACGATTTAATCAACTAATGTTAGCCAAGAAAAATCCGACACGTTCGCGTAATCTCAGTAAAATTTACGATATTTTAGTTGCCCAACAAGAAACTGAAACGCGACAAGTTAAATGGCCAGTTTATCGAGCAATGCATCTCAGATTAAATCAGGTAAAAGAAATCCAGCCAGAAGAATTAGCAGAATTAGCCGCTCGCGCCGGCAATTCACTTAACAAAATTACTGCTACCTATGAGCGCGTTAAAGATAAACACGAAGCAGAAGCTGCTTTACCAACGTTATTTAACTTTTAATTACTAAACTTACATTCCTGAGGAGGAAAATAAAATGTCATTTAAATTAGATTTTTCAGAAAACGAAGATTTCCCAGAAGTAAAAGACGGCGACTATGAAGTAGTTATGAGCAACGTCCAAGAGGATGCTAATCCAAATACCGGTACTGAATTTATTAATTTTGATATGATTATCCGCAATGATATCAAGCAAGGATTTCAAAATTCACACGTCTTTCAACGGATTTACCGCAATAAAACGACTAATAAATACCCGCAAAAATTTATTATGCGAATTGCTGAAGCATTCAGCTTAGAAGATGGCAAATCATACGACAATTTCGACAATTTTATGAAAGACTTTTTAGCTAAACCAGCAAAATTACGAGTTAAAAATGAATCATCGGACTACGATGGTAAAACTTATAATAATTTAAATGTAAAGCGTTGGACTAAAACTGATTTCCCACAGTTACAGCACAAGTGGCCTGATAAAACCAATCCTAATAAATTAAAAAATGATGATCCGTTTGCAAATAATGGTGAATCGATTGATATTTCAGACTCAGATTTACCGTTTTAAATAGATAAAGGAGGGCATTATGGATTATTCAGCAATTCCCAATGAGTTAAAAGCCCTCAAACAGTGGGGCGTTTTCAAAAAAATATGGAAACCAGAACGTGGCAAATATACAAAAATTCCATACGATGCAACCACAGGAGAGAAAGGAAAATCAAACGATGAAACCACTTGGACAGATTTTAGTACCGCCTTAAAGGCGGTCAACCAAAACGAACACTTTGCCGGCTTAGCTTTTTTCTTTAAGGCACCATATGTCGGCATTGATTTAGATCACGTTAAAGAAGAAATCGACCGGGTTTTACATGGTGACACCGCCGAAAATTTGGTTTATGAATTTATGCAAACCACAAACTCGTACACCGAAGTTTCGTTATCAGGCGAAGGCATCCACATCATTGTTAAGGGCAAGCTACCGGAAGGAAAACGGCGTAAAGGTGACATTGAAATGTACGATTCAGGTCGCTTTTTTGCCCTGACAGGCAATGCTTTTACCGATTGCCGTGAAGTGACTGAGCCTGATAACAAGGCGCTTAAAACGCTATATAAACACTACATCGATAGTGGCAATAATATCATTATGCTAAACGATGAACCGCAGTACGGGATTACTGATCTCACGACTGAGCAAATCACTGAAGCGGCCTTGAAAAGTAAAACTGGGCAACGGTTTAAAGTTTTAATGAATGGTAATTGGGAAGGTTATTATGATTCCCAGTCTGAGGCTGACCTTGCCTTTGCGAATGACCTAGCCTTTTGGACGGCAAAAGATTTCAAGAAAATGGACGAGATTTTCCGTCAATCGGGTTTGATGCGGGATAAATATGATGAAAAGCACGGCAAGGTCACGTACGGCGAAGGTTTATTGAACAAGGCAATCTCGAGTACAGGCAGTGTTTATAGCGCTAAACAAGCCGAGTCGACCTTTAGCCTGACTGTACCTGGATTAACTGTAGACGAGCATTCAGTCACTGATAAAAAAGACGAGTGGCGCTCATATGATGATACTGGTAGTGCACAGCGTTATTTTGATCGGTACGGTCGCGTGGTTAAGTTTGATACCACCGCAGGAAAGTTTATGTATTTTGATGGTCACGCTTGGCGGCAGGATAAAACTTTTGTCGCACAAAAGCTATTAAATAAAGTCGTCGAATCATTGAAAGATGAGCCAGTACATGTGCCAAAAGATGCTTCGATTGATGATAAAGACGCGGCAACAGAAGCAAAAGCCAAATTTATCAAACGTAGCCGTAACAACTCTGGAAAACGGGCAGCACTTGCGGAAACGCAGACGCTAATTGCCACAACTACCGATGATTTTGATCAAGAGCTAAATGTTTTAAATACACCGTCCGGCTATATTGATCTGGCCACAGGAAGCTTAATGGAAACGACACCAGAATCAATGTTCACTAAAATTACTAATTTTGAATATTCTGATACTTACGCCGCACCGCGTTGGGAAGAGTTTTTACATCAAACTTTCGACGGTAATCAGGACTTGATCCATTTTATGCAAAAGCTAGTTGGGTACAGTTTAACTGGTACTATGGACGAACAAGTCATGACAATTCTACATGGTGAAAAACGTAAAAATGGTTCTAACGGTAAATCTGTTTTTGTCGAAACAGTTAGCAGCATTATCGGTAATTATGCCATCACAATTCAGCCGGAAACATTAATGGCGAAGCCGTTAGCTAGTTCTGGTGGTCCGAATAATGACATTGCCCGTATGAAAGGCGCACGGTTTATTGCGTCTAGTGAGCCAGACGAAGGCATGCGACTATCAGAAGGCCTGATCAAGCAAATGACTGGTGGCGAAAAAGTCACAGCACGACAATTATATGGTGATTATTTTGAATTTCAGCCGACAGGTACGATTTGGCTATCGACTAATCATAAACCGATCGTTCGTGGCACAGACGACGGTATTTGGCGGCGACTATTGTTTATCCCATTTTTAGTCCAAGTGCCGAATAATAAAAAAGACCCTAAACTAAAACAAAAACTATTGCGTGAAGGACCGGGTATTTTAAACTGGGCTGTCGACGGCGCACTAATGTGGCAACGTGAAGGCTTAAATCCACCACAGATTGTACAGGAAGATTCGAAACAATATCGCGGCGAAATGGATACCATCGGTGGCTTCTTAGAAGAAGTAGCAGAAGTTGGACCTGGTTACCAAGCGTCATTTAAGGAAATCTCACTAGCATTTGATGAATGGGAAAAAATTCATGGAACGGGTATTACAAAAAATAAACTGGGTCGTGAATTAGCGCAGCGATTTGATAAAAAGACAGTTATGGGGCAGCGCCAATATGCTGGATTAAGAATCAAAAAAGGATTGTCCCCTTTTCAGCAAGGATATAATTTCTGAAAATTAGTTTAGTAGATGATATCATAAAAAAACGTCTACTAAGCTAATCCATTGCTAGAGTAAGGGTGAAGCCGTTTTAGTAGATGATATAGATGATTTTCTTATTGTTTACTATACAAAATAAAAAAAGTTAAAATATATAGTAAAGAATAGGAAACGTCCAAATCGTCTACTAAAAGCATCTCGGAATGTATGTATCCCTTGTGGGAGTAAGAGCTAATCTTAGTAGATGATTTAATAAATAAACTATAAATCGTCCTTTGAAACTGTGGAGGTAAATCATGACAGCAGAACACACGATACAAAATGATATCCGCGTAGCGCTATCAGCAGCTGGCTGTACCATTATTCGCACCAATACCGGTACCGTTAAAACAGAGGATGGCCGTTTGTTTAGCGCAGGTCCGCCGAAAGGATGGCCTGACTTAACCGGATTTCGAAAAAGCGATGGCAAAATGGTGCTGATCGAAGTTAAAAATGAACACGGACGTTTGCGCAAAGAACAGCAACGATTTGCGGAAATGGTTAGTAAATTACCGGTGCTGTATGGTGTAGCCCAATCGGTTGATGATGCATTAAAAATTATTGAAATGAAGTGAATGAAATGAAAATAATTAAAGACTTGAATTTTTGCTTAACGGTGGATTATAAAGGTAATGCGGTTATCAATCTTTATGCCGAGAGCGAAAACGATACAAGCAAGTTACTTTTGAGCAGTCGAAATATATACGATGTTAAACAAATTTGTAAAACATTAGGCTTTGATTTCAATAACTGCGAATATACAGGCAGTTTTTTCGCGGAAGTGGTTGAAAATGACAGTGACAAGTTAGTAATTGATGATATGACCGATGGCAGAGAGACGTTGGCTTCAGCAATTAGGCTGGATAATGGAGATATAAAAGTCGTCGATAATACTGGAACTACTGTGATTTATAGCGGTAATCAGTTTTCGTTAAATATAACAGAACGATAGGAGGTGAGTAATTGAGACGGTCAACAATCAGAAAAGTTGAAGATCTACTTCGTGATTACACGAAAATAGATGATTATATCGAAGAACGCGAGCAACAATTACGCTATCCAACTGGGCAAACCGATGAAAATATCGGTGGTGGCCGAGCACAATTTAAGTATAACGAAGCTACGTTAGACACATTAATTACTATCGACGAAGACCGCCGTATTAACGCACTGAAACGACAGCGCGAAATAATTGATGACTGCTTAGATGGTGTGGACGACAATACCGAAAAAATTATCAAGGAGCTATATTTTAAAAAACATCCACAATACACATTGCTCGGCTTGGTTAATAATCATGTGGTTAATATCAGTCAGCGTCATGCATACGAGTTAAGAAATGAATTTGTTAGTGAAGTTGCAAAAAAGCTTGGGTTATACGATTTATAGCGAACGGGAAAAACACGCAAAAACTGAGCACCTCTTTCGTGTTAAATTAGTATTGTAGAAAAATTAAGTTAAGGACGTAGTTAACCAAAAACTTAAAAAAACGTTTCAATCGCGAGTCTTAATTTAGTTTTTTAGAGCATCCAGTATTGGATGTTCTTTTTATTACATATTTATTAGCCAGAAAGCGAAGTAGTAAGAGTGGGACTAACAGTTAAACAACAAAAATTTGTTGATGCTTTTGTTGAGCTGGAACCTGCGTAAATCAGAGCATGAGTTAGACCGGTGGCTCACAGGTGACCTTAGTCGTATCGCTGTTGCCGAAGGGTCTAAGCAAGCCAAATTGGAAGAACATATCGCGGAAATAAAGACGGAGCTGGCAGTACAAAAGCAAGAAGCGCAAGAAGCGGAAGCCTTGCTTAAAGCATTTGATGGCATCGACAGCGCGATTGTTTATGGTAAATATGTTGAGGGCAAGACCTTAGAACAGATCGCAAATGACTGTGATTACTCTTACTCATATGTCAAGCAGCGTCATGCAGAGCTAAAGCGATGGCTCACGTTTATTGATAAGTACGAGCTTGATGTGTTACGCTTCTCGCTTGATCGGTAAAGGTATGATTTAAGTACAGTCCTTTATCATAACGACTTATTGCTTTACAGGGTTTATATTAATAGCATAGTAATTCAGCAAGACCTCAGTCGATTCGGCTGGGGTCTTTGTTATGCGGTTGATTAGGAGGCAGTCAACAATGGTGTGGACTAAAGACCAATGCCATAGCTTTTATCTATCCAGTAAGTGGCGACACTTGCGCGAGCAAATCCTAGAGCGTGATCACTATGAGTGTCAGTGGTGTAAAGACGAGGGTCGAGTGACTAGGGTAGGTGGTGTTGATGCTCAAGGCAATGCTGTGGTGTTAGAGGTGGATCATATCAAAACATTAGAGCAGCATCCTGAGTTGCGACTTGACCCAGATAACTTAAGGACACTGTGCAAAGATTGTCACAATAAGCGGCATGGTCGCATGGGTTGGCGTAGCAATGGCAATGGCAAGCCCAGGAATAGATGGGCGCAGGACGAAAGGTGGGACTAATGTGAGTAAGCATCTAACTAATAAAGAGTGTGCGATCAATGGTCAAGTGTTCTATCAATGAGGAGGCAGTCGTATGTGTTATGTGGTCATGCTTAAAGGGCTAGGCAAGGTCGTGATGACTGAGCGAGTGTTCATGGCTGAGAAGGACGCCAAGCGTTACGCTAAGGCTCACAATGCCGATCCAGCTGAGAGTGAGCGTGGCTATTTTTTCATTGAGCGCTGTCCGTTTGGAAAATAATTTTGAGCAAGCCCCCCGGGTCAAAAACCTGAGGAAAATATTTGAAACAGAGAACCGGTGGGTGAGCTCAACTCCGGAAAGATTTGACTGAAATTTTTTCTCACGTGAGGGGGTGGGGGTGTGACTAAAAGTAAAGTAGAAAAATTCTTGCAGGAAAATTCTGATCCAGAAGATTTTATTCAGCAAGAAAAAATCAAGCGGTACTTAAATTTGCGCAGACTTTTTGACAAGCTAGACACGGCTATTCGCGAACACGGCGCGGTTGTGACGGTGGAAAATGGCAAGCAAAGTTATATCAAAATCAACCCTGCTGTCACTGAGAAGGAAAAAATCAACGTACAACTACTAGCGCTGGAACGTGATTTCAAATTGTTTTTGCCAAAAGATAATGACCCATCTAAATTACCTCCTAAAACGACCGTAGAGGACGAGGAGGAAACATTGGTATGATTCATCAGGAATATGTTGATAGCTATCTTAAACGCTATAAAAAGGGTGAAATACTCTTTAATAAAGAACGCAAGATGTTAGTTGAATACTTAGAAAAATATGTATTGAACAACGAAGATTTATTTTTTGATGAACGACGTATTAACGATTGTATTAACTTCATTCAAAAATGGTTTTTCCCAATGGTGCCTTATCAAAAATTTTTAGTAGCCTTTATTTTTCTATATGATCGTCGTACCGAGGATGTTTTTTACGATGAATTTTTATATGTGATCGGTCGTGGGGCTGGTAAAAATGGATTGATCTCAGGACTTTCCGCCTACTTTATTAGCTCACTAAATGGTATTCCCGGCTATGATGGTTCCATTGTCGCTAACTCAGAAGAGCAGGCCATGACGTCGGTCACCGAAATTTATAATATTGTTTCCGCAAATGATCGGTTAGCAAAAGAGTTTGATGCCCACAAATCCCAGATCACTGGACGTGCGACTAACTCAACGGTTACTTATCAAACCAGCAATGGCAAAACAAAAGACGGTTTACGTGATGGCTTCGACGTTTTCGACGAAATCCATATGTACAAGGATAGCTCAAGCGTTGGCGTTTATGAGTCTGGCTTGGGTAAGCGACCGCAGTCACGACAATTTGAAATTGGTTCCGATGGGTTTGTTCGCGAGGGCTACCTTGACGGTAAAAAGGCGGTGGCTAAGCAAGTACTGACCGGAAAACTACCACCCGATACCATGTTTCCTTTTATTTGCAAAATTGACACTCGCGAACAAGCTGACGATCCGAAATATTGGCCACTGGCTAACCCGATGCTAGAAGAGCCGCGGAACTCTTATGGCAAAACACTATTTAGAAAAATCGTGAAGCAATTTAACAAATTACAAGCGGAACCATCTGGTCGCGCTGAGTTTATGACTAAGCGCATGGATTATCCAGAAGTTGACCTGGAAAAATCGGTTGTGCCTTACGCTCAAGTTAAAGCGACTAACGTTCATCAGCCTGATATCTCTGGTCAAGAGGTGATCGGTGCGGTGGACTTTGCTAGCCTTCGCGACTTTGCGGCAGTCGGTTTTTCTGGTCGTAAAAGTGATAAAGTGATCCATTTTCAACACCAATTTGCCCGAAAACAATTCGTAGATAAGTACTACGGTTATTCGCTTAGCGATGAACAACGGGCTAAGTTCACCGCCGCGGCACCGATTGGGAAATGGGAACAAATGGGACTACTCTCTGTGGTCAATAAGCCAACAATCGACCCGCGTTTGATCATTGATTACTTTAACAAAGTTCGGCGTAAATATGTGCTAAAAAAAGTGATCATTGATAATTTCCGTGCGGACGTGTTGCGGCGCTTTTTTGAAGAAGCTGGCATCGAAATCGAAGTGATCAAGAACCCGACCGCAATTGATGGTTTACTGGCGCCGCGGATTGAAGATGGCTTCGCCCAACGTAAATTTATCTGGGGTGACAACCCGATACTTCGCTGGAACACACAAAATATTGCCGTTAAAACTGATCCACGCGGCAACAAGCAATATCTCAAAAAAGAAGAAGTCAGACGAAAAACCGATGGCTTCAAATGTTTTGAATACACACTGTATCGGATTGATGAGGTTATTGGAACAGATGTGAGTGGCTTTCTAAGTGCCGCTGTCGACCTCAATTTTTAAGCGAAAGGAGGTGAGACAGTGAGCTTTTTAGATATTTTCAGACGCCGACAAGATGCGAGCACAGTCTTTGATTTTGACCTTTTTGAGGATAGCGCGAATGCTGCTTATATCAAAACAATCGCGTTAGAGACAGTTATTAATTTTGTAGCCCGATCTTTGGCACAGTCCGATTTTAGAGTTTATAAGGGCAGTCGAATTGACACGGGGCCAATTTCATACAAGTTGAACGTCCGGCCAAATGCTAATCAGTCGTCTACGACTTTTTGGCGTGATCTCGTTTACCGGCTAATTAAAGACAACGAAGCCTTAGTAATCGAGTCAGATACACATGATCTATTAATTGCTGACACTTGGACCACTAACTCAGCTGCATTATTTCCATTGACGTTTTCCAACGTGTCAATTTCCAGCAATTCAGGTACTGGCTATACATTTTATCGAACTTTTTCGATGGATGATGTTTGGTATTTAAATTATTCAAACTCAAAGTTAAGCCGTTATATCGACGATTTAGGCAATGAAATCGGGAAACTGTATGAGCGGATTCTTGAAGTTCAAATGCGCAATGGCCAGATTCGCGGCACAATTAAAGCGGACTTGACTGCTGGCGTGAATGAAGAGGATATGAAAAAACTGCAGGCTTATATCGATAAAATTTATAAGTCGTTTAAGGACAAATCAATTGCATTGGTACCACAGGTGCGCGGGTTTGAGTACGAGGAACTAACCAAGCAAACCGGCACTCAAAAACAATCGGCAGCTGATTTGAAAAGCGTGCAGGATCAGATGACTGATTCGGTGGCTAACTTGATTGGAGTACCGCCAGCATTGATTCACGGTTCCAATGAGAAACTAGAATCTAATATTCAAAGTTATTTAGATTTTTGTTTAAAGCCGTTGATCAAAACAATTCAAGATGAACTTAATGCAAAAATTTTCACACCGCAGGAATACGGCAATGGAAAGCACATTGAAGTGGTCGGGCTTAATAAACGTGATCTATTTGGCGTATCCGAAGCCGTTGACAAGTTGATTAGTTCCTCAGCATTCAGTCCTAATGAATTACGCGGTGAACTAGGCTATGAACCGCGTCAAGGCGGCGATGACTATGTGATCACCAAGAATTACACAATGAAGGGAGGTGAAAATGATGAAACCAATTCAAGTGAAGGGAACAATCGTGAGTGATAGTGATGCTGCCATTTATCGCTGGCTTGGTTATGATGTGACGGCGCCCAAGGATATTCAACTGCCAGAAGACGATTCCGATGTGACAGTTGAAATTAATTCTCCAGGTGGCGATGTTTACGCTGGTGCTGAAATCTATACGAAGTTGCGGGGTTACACCGGGAAAGTTAATGCAAATATTGTTGGTGTTGCTGCTTCTGCCGCCTCTGTAATTGCGATGGCCGGCGATCACGTTGCTATTAGCCCAATGGGACAAATGATGATTCACAATGCATCTGCCAGAATTCAAGGCAATGCCACCGATCATAAACATTTAGCAGACGTTTTAGACGGCGTTTCTGCACAAATTGCTGATTCTTATGCTGCAAGAACTGGAAAGAACGCTGCAGACTTCCAAGCGTTGATGGACAAAGAAACTTATTTCACGGCGAAGGAATCCGTTGAACAAGGCTTAGCAGATGAAATCATGTTTGCCGAGAATGAAGCACCTGCTGTAGCAGCTGGATTTGGTGTTTTGCCTACCGAAGTGCTTAATAAAGCGCGCCGAATGATGAGCAATGAGCCAGCTAGCAAGTCTACTGTCGTTTTAAAAGCAGAATCCATTAAAGCGATTGTTGTAGAGGCAATTAAGCCACTACAAGAACAGATCGACGCTTTAAAAAAACCAGTTGCAAAACAAAATACTGAACCCGAGGAACCGCAACCTAAGCGATTCCTTTTTTAGGAGGAAAAATAATGACAATGAATTTAGACAACCTTGTCAATTTTAAAGACAAGAAAGCTGCCTATGCAAAAGCTGTTAAAGACGGCGTAAGTGTGGACGACCAAGCAACTGCATATGACGACATGATGAACGCTTTACAAGGTGATATGACTAATGAAATCACCAAACAAGTGGATACTAAATTATCAACTTTTGAAGCGAATCGGCGTGTTGATCCAAAAATCACGAATGAAGAAATTAAGTTTTTCGATGAGCTGACCACAGAAACTGGCGCTAAAAACGAAATTGTTTTGCCAGAAACAACAGTTAATGAAATCTTTGATGATTTAACAACTTTGCATCCGTTTCTAGATGCCATTGCTTTGAAGACCACTGGATTACGTCTCAAGATTTTGAAATCTGACACAAAAGGTGCCGTCGTTTGGGGCAAGATTTTTGACGAAATCAAAGGTCAATTAGATCAAGTGTTTACCGAAGAACCGGCAACTCAAAACAAGGTGACAGCATTCGTTGTTGTGCCAAATGATGCGCTTGAATATGGGGCAGCATGGCTCAAACAATTTGTGACAACACAAGTCACAGAAGCCTTTGCAGTTGGTCTAGAAGAAGCTTTCTTGATTGGTGACGGTAACCAAAAACCGATTGGCTTAAATCGTAATGTTGCTAAAGACGCACCAGTAACCGGTGGTGTTTATCCAGAAAAGAAATCTGCCGGCACAATCACTTTGGCTGATGCTAAAACGACTGCTGCTGAAATGGGCGGTATTGTCCGTACTCTTTCCAAAAAAGAAAACGGCAAGCCTGTCGTAGCTCAGGGCAATGTTGTTTTGGTGGTTACTCCTGGTGCTAGCATCGACTTTAGCGCAGCTTCAATGATTCAAAACGTTAACGGTCAATGGGTTTTTGCCCTACCATTCGGGATGCAAGTTATTGAATCAGAATTTGCTCCAGAAGATAAAGTGATTGCCTTTGTTAAAGGTCGTTACGATGCCTACACGGCTGGCGGTGTGAACATTAAGCAGTTTGATCAAACACTTGCCATTGAAGACATGCAGCTCTTTACCGCCAAACAGTTCGCATACGGGAAAGCTAAGGATAATAATGCTGCATTAGTATTGGATTTCACACCAACTAATCCAGCTAAAGACTTTAAGAATCCTGACACAACAGCGCCCACTGTACCGCCAGTTGAATCGGGGGAATAGTTTCCCCGTCTGAAAACGACGGGGTTGTGAAACCAACCGATAAAAATACGATTGCTGAAATTAAAACTTTCTTGGACGCAAATAGCATTGACTATAACGGCGTGACCCTGAAAGCCGACCTTTTGGCGCTTGTAAATGAGGTGGATTAATGGCAGATGAAGATTTCGTACCACACGAATTGCTGGCTGATTTTAAGCGGCGTATGAAGATTTTTCACAAAAGCGAAGACGAAGAGCTTTCACGAAGCTTAACAGCTTCGCAAGCCAGAATTAAGCAGCTAACTAATTGTGAAGATTTAACGGAGCCGTTAATTGCTGAGCTGATTATGGAGCGATCGCGCTATGCCTATAACGATCAGCTTGAATTTTTTGAACAAAACTTTTTAAGTGATTTATTAGCCGCATCACTGCAGCATTACGAGCCAAGTGATGGAGGTGACGATGATGGCGGAACGACCCCAGTACCAGTTTAAAAAGATAGCAGTAAATACTGGACAATTGCGAACACCAATACGGTTTATTGGAGCAGCTCCGAATGATGGGCCTGAACCGGGCGAATCAGGCACGGAGTTGCTTTTTGAATGCCTTGGCTTAGCCTATTCGCCCTCAGCAAAAGACCAGGACTATTTAACTAGTCATGGCGCTAAACTTGGCGTCACGATTAAAATCCGCGACACTGCTGGCGAGTACGACCCAAGCGCTGAGCATATGGCTGTGATTGATGATCGCCGCTATTACAAAAATGGTCGCCCAATTACCTGGAAAATCAAACAGGTAGCACCAGATTTTGAGGACAATCGTTTTGTCAAAATAGTATTGGGGGTGGACGAATGAGTGGCACAGTAAAGATTACTGGTGTGGACGAAGTTATTGCAAAACTGGAAGCCAAGTTTTCTAAAGGACGCGTTTCGCGAATTGAAAACAATGCGCTACGAATTGCTGGGCGCTTAATGGCGGTAAGACTCAAACAAGCGGTAGCCAGCTACCGTGATACTGGTAAAACAGTGATCGAAATTACTACCGGTAGTGCTCGCACACGTGGCGGTGTTAAATCAATCAGCATTGGTTGGTCTGGCAGTGGCTCAGGTCAACGTTGGCGGTTAGTCCACCTAAACGAATTTGGCTACACGCGCTGGGGTCGCAGTTATAGTCCTCGCGGCATGGGCCAAATCCAGGGGGCTTTTGATAGCTCTAAGGACGCGGTTAAGCAGCTTGAACGCCATGAATTGGAGCGGTTGCTATGAGTGAGCCACTAAAAGACATGTTAACCACGATCTACTCACAGTTACTGAGTAATCAGACCATCGCAGACTTATCACTGGCTGATGATGGCAGACACAGGATTAAATATTACGACAATCCAGCTACAGCTGATCACGACAATTTGTTTATTGTGATCACGCCGCTGGAGCCGCCGGTGCCGATTACTTCTGGCAGTGATCAAGAGCTGTCACTACAATTTACGTTCCAGATCAATGTTGAGGCGCTAGATCGCAAAGCTTGTAAGCAGGCGCAGTATGAAATAAAAAAAGAAATGTTTAAGCTTGGCTTCGGCCAGTTAAATGACGGAATAGACGAGTATTTCCCAGAAACCAGCCGCTTTGTGGATGCAAGGCGCTACCGTGGAAACACTCGTCTTTATGATATAGATTATTAATATGAAAAGGGGAAATAGATATGACTCTAGTAGGCTTTAAGCGGTTGACGATTCAGCCATTTGCTAGCAATGGCGATTTATTGTCAGAACCAATTGTAATCGAAGGTAAGAAGGATAAAGGCGGTACTGTTAGTGCAGAAATTTCTGGGTTGTCGAAAGACCCAACAAAAGTTTCCGCCTCAAATATTGCTTATTATATTTCACGCAAAGGTACTGGCGACGTTTCTGTCGATTTTGGCATATTGGATATGATTGAAGAACAACTAGACATCATTATGGGCTATTACAAGCCAGGTAAAATTGCTTATATTGGTGAAAACACCGAAGCACCATATTGCGCAGCTCTAATGGAGTCTGAAAATATGCAAGGCGAAGCAGCTTTACTCGGCTTTTTCTCAGGCACGTTCTCACGAGAAAAAATTTCGGCCAATACTTTGGACGTAAGCAAATCATTTGAGCCTGAGGCAGACTCGTTTACTTATTCAGCGATGTCTACCGGTCACGAAGGCGACCAAAATGGCCAAGTTGTTGCTAAATATGTCGGCACGGATGCAACAGTCATTAAGGAGTTATCAGACCAAGTTTTAAACCCTGATGATAAGACGTTCACACCAGCACCAGCACCAGAACCAGCTGGATAATCTAACCACTGCGAGGATGGGGATAGCTCCGCCTCGCTTTTTTGATATAAGGAGGATTTATTTTGACTAAACGAATTGAGTTAAAGCTTAAGGACAAAAATGGTAAAACCAAAACTTATGTGCAAACGACCATCACGGCACGGAAACGACTTGAGTTCTTAGATTTTGACACCGCCGCCCGTAAGGCGACATACAATATGAAACAGTTTTATGAAGAAGAAGTGCGCCTAGTTGCTAACCTATTTGCTAATAAAGGTGTCACCGAAGATATGATTTGGGACGGCATGAACGCGCTGACTATGGATGATGAACTGCAAAAAATTATCAATGCAGTGACGGGTGCTGATAGCCCAAACTGGAATCCGGTAGATCCGTCAGTCCTGGAGACGCTAGAGACAGTATCTACCGATTAATTAGCACTATAGTTAAGCGAATGCCTGGTTACTCGATCAATGACGCGCTGGATACTGATTGGGATACTCTGATCAAAGTGATCAGCATGGATATTGACAGCGACAATGAAAATGAGCAATCTGGCAGTCCGGTGCCACAAAAATCGCAACAAAAGCCAATGGATTTAGGTGATTTTATTAAATCAATTTAAATTTTAAAGAAAGGAGGAAAAATAAATGGCAGATGAACCATTAGGCCGGATGGTCATTGAGCTCGGCTTGGATGATGCCGGGCTTGGAAAAGGACTACAGGGTGCTCGTAAGGCCGTACGATCATCTATGGCCGAGATGAAAGCCAGCATGGCCGTGATCGGTCAAGCTGGTGGCAAATTTGATCTACTCTCGGCAAAGTCGTCTGGCTTGGCTAAAGTAATTATGGCTCAACGTGGCGAAGTTAACGAATTAGGCAAAGCTTACAAAAATTCGTTGGTCGATGGGCAACCATCGGCGCAAACAGCCAAGTTAGCCTCACAATTTAACAATGCTTCGGCTAAGCTTGCCGCTCTGAATAAGCAATACATCGATAATGCGCGGGCTGCTGCTGAGGCAAAAGTTCAAACTACTGGCGTCACTGGCGCCATGAACACCATGGGCAATGGTGCAATTAAGGTTGGCCGCTCTGTGACTAGCGTTGGCGATACGATGACGAAACGCGTTACCGCACCAATTGCCTTAGGTTTTGCTGCAGCTGGTAAGGCCGCAATTAGCTTTAACAGTCAGATCGATGCGATGGGGCCACTGCTAACTAACGGTGGCGCTGTTACTGCTAAGTACCGCGCCCAGTTAGATCAGATGGCAGAAAGTTCGAAAAAATGGGCTGTGCAATATGGGGTTTCTACGACTCAAATTAATAACGGCATGTCTGAGTTGGTCAAGCGTGGCTTTACAACTAATCAGGTATTAGGATCAATGCCATCGATTTTAGACGCGACAAAAGCCAGTGGCGAAGACATGGGTACCGTGATGAACGCGACGGCGTCAATTGTCGAACAGTTTGGATTAAAAACGAACTCGACGGCTGGCACAATGAAGAACACGCAAATGGTTACTGACTCACTGACTTACGCTGCGAACGCAACAGCTTCTGGCTTTGGCGATTTGTCCGAAGCCTTTAGCTATGTTGGGCCAGTTGCCGCTTCGGCGGGCTTGTCCGTGCAACAAACAGCCGCTGCTATCGGTGTCTTATCTGATCGCGGTATTGAGGGTCAAAAAGCTGGTACTGGTTTACGGTCGATTTTAACCTCATTGGTCAAACCAACCAGAGCCGCTAAGGGCGCATTTGATGAAATGGGTATTAGCTCATCTGAGTTAAAACGTGACTCTAAAGATCTACCGCAATTGATCCGTGATATTACTGAGGGCACAAAAGGTTGGGACAAAGCCGATCGAAATAAGGCAATCGCCACCGCGTTTGGCAAGGAAAATCAAACGTCAATGAATGCCTTAATCAGCGCTGGTGCGGATAAGTTACAGAACTTGACGGATAAAACTAACGCCGCTGGTGGTGCGACAAAGCGTGTCGCCGAGGAAATGATGAAGACCCCAGCTGAACGCTTGAAACGACTGCAGCAACAGTTTGAAGTTACCGCGATCACACTTGGCGAAAAGCTAATGCCATATATTGTTAAGGGTATGGACACTTTTGGCAAGCTGGCAGACGCTTTTGGCAATCTCAGTCCTAAGATGCAAGACTTTATTGTCAAGCTTGGCGTGGGCGCGGCCGCTGCAGGACCACTGCTGTCCGTGTTTGGTCGTTTGACCACTGGCTCTGGCAAGGTGTTAACCGGAATTGTTAAGCTAGCGGCTAAACTAGCAGGATTAAAGGCCGCTAGAACAGCGGCTAGTGATTTAGGAGTTTTAGGTGCTGCCAGCAATACCACTAAGGACCAGTTATCGCTGTTTGGTAATGCTGCCGAAGGTGTTGGTACAAAGGCAACTAGCGGTGCTAAAGGCTTTACGATTTTTGGCAAAGCTTTGACGACCGGTGGCACAGGAGCTGGAGTATTAGGCTCAGCCTTGACACCACTAGGTGCAACTGTATTAGGTGTAGGTGCTGCTGTCGCAGTTGGTGCCGTCATCTGGGAAGGCTGGGGTAAGCAAGCAGTTGCTGCAGCTGATCGCACGTCTCGTTGGGGTACTGATGTTGGCGCTGCCGCCGATAAGTCACTCGGCAAAATGAGCGAGTTTAGCGGTAACGCTTCGGCCGCTCTAGAAACTTGGAGCAGCAACTCTGAGGGCTCCGCTAAAAAAGTTTCTGGTGCTTTTAGCGATATGTACTCACAGATCAGCAAGGACGCTGAAAGTACTAATAAAAAGATCGACAAAAATCTGGCATCTTTACCTGCTTCTGTGGCTGCTACCCTTACGGCATCAGCCGAAGCACGAAAAAAGCAGAATAACGACACTGTCGCTTCCGCCAAGGAGACGACTACTAATGTCAATAATATCGTTAAACGAGCTGGCGAAGAACATCGCAAACTGACTGACGATGAAAATACCTATATTGCTAATTCACAGCAAAAATTGAACCAGCAAGAAGTAGCCACTTTAAATATCACGGGTAAACAGAAAAAAACTGTATTAGCGGCATTAAACGGTGAAATTAACAACATGACTAAGCAGCAACGTTCCACTGCTATTTCGGCTTTGCAAAGTTCTTTTGAAAAAGAATACATGTTGTACGGTAAACAGAAAAAAACTGTAACGGATATGTACAAGTCTGGTGAAATTTCGGCTGACTCTTATCACAAAGCTTTAAACAAGCTGGCTGATGATCACAAGAAAAAGAACGAGACCATGGCTGAGTCAGTCTATAAACTCGGCAAAGCCAATGGTGAAAGTGCGGCACAGATTGACCAGGACTTACAAACCGTCGGGTCGTCTTATGATAAGGTCGCCGCCAAGATCAAAAAGCAAAGTAAATCGGCGAAAGAATCTAGTGGCGTTTTAACGAATGAAACCGGCAATATGAGTAAAACAGCTAGTAAAGCGGCGAAATACTGGAATGATCTTGTTTGGGATAAAAAAACTGGAATAGTAAAAACTAATGCACAAGAGGAAGTCACCAAAGCCGTTGCCTCTGAATCGGGTTGGAAACAAATTAAGTATGATTTGAAACATGCTAATTTATCGTCAAACGCCAAAGAGTTAATTGCCACCGCTGTCCTACAAAACGGTAAGTGGAATAATTTGACTTGGCCGCAACAAAAAGCTCTGATTCGTACAAATTCTGCGGAAACTATGTACAACGTGATGAAGGACAATGGAACTTGGGACCAAATTAAATGGGAACAGCAAGCAGCTCTTATCAATTCAAACACTAAGGGTGAAGTTGGCGCAGCAATGATCGATAACGGTCATTGGAACGACCTCACTTGGGAACAACAAAAGGCTTTAGTCCAAACTAACGCTGGCGAAACAGCAATGGAAGCTTTAATGGCTAAAGGTCAATGGGATGGCATGAGCCTTGAAGCTAAAGAGGCGATTGTACGGTCTAACAGTAAAGCTGAAATTGCTCAGGCAATCTTTGATGCTGGTCAGTGGAATAATTTGGAATTTGATGACCAAGAAGCTTTAGTAACCAATAAGGCATCAAAACCGGTCATGGAAGCTTTAAACGATGCTGGTAAATGGAATGATTTATCAATCCAAGCTAAGCAAGCAATTGTCCAAGCCAAGGGTAAGGACGAATTAGCTGACATTTTCACCCAATATCAATTGTGGAATAGCTTGCCTTCAAAAGAACAGATTGCTGCAATCAAATCTAAAGGTGGCAAGGAACTGGCAGAGTTATTAGACCAGTTAGGTTTTTGGAATCAATTAGACCCCGATGAAAAAAATGCCGTTGCCCACGCGAAAGGCAAAGAAGAATTGTTTGCCGCCATGGGTGGCTTGGAATCATGGAACAACATGAGTTTGGAACAGAAACAAGCCGTTGTACATGAAATCGGTAGTGAATCAGTTGCAAGATCGTTAAACACCTTGTATGCTTGGCAAACAATGACGCCTGACCAAAAAACCGCTAGTATTCAAGCTTTGGGTAACTCGCAGATGCTTGAAATGATCGGTGGAATTAATACTTTTAATGGATTAGATCCAAAGACTCAACAAGCCGTTGCAGTGGCTATTGGTAATGGCGACATCACAGCGTTGACCAATACCATGAATCAGTGGACTGGGCTAACACCGGCTCAACAATGGGCCATTGCAAACACACGAGGCTCAGATCAAGTTTGGGCGGCCATTGGAACTTTCCAAAATTGGAATGGCTTACCACAAAACGTCAAAACTTCAATTGCCCAACAAATTGGTCAAGGCGATGTTCAAGAAGCTATAAACACTTTTAACGGTTGGAATAAGCTGACTCCTAAGCAACAGACCGCAATCGCTAAACAAGTTGGTAAAGGCGATGTACAAGGCGCAATCAGCACCATTATGAGTTGGAGCAAAACCAGCCCCGGTGGCACAAAAACGGCCAATGCCAAAGATAGTGCCAGTGGACCAATGGGATCAGCTACTCGCTCAACTAAGACTTTCAAAAGCACATCGCCCGGTGGCACAAAAACAGCCAATGGTCGAGATAACACCTCAAGGCCACTAGGTGCCGCCACCAGAAGCACTAATATATTTCGCGGCACGTCGCCTGGTAGCACAAAAAATGCTAACGGTTCTGATCACACTTCCCAGCCTTTCGGCACGGCTAAAAGATCAATCGATCGTTTCCGTGGCACGTCACCAGGTGGTGCAAAACGTGCTACTGCGGTGGATAATGCTTCGGGGCCTGCACACAGTGCGAGCCGTGCGGTTGATGGATTTTCGGCGAGACGTAGTCATACTGTGACACTAACGACGATCACTCGAAATATTACTGAATTTATTAAAAAACACTTGAAAGGCGGTACTAGCGACTTCGAAGGTGGGACCATGATGGTCAATGACCAGGCAGGCCCAATGTTTCGTGAATTAGTTCAATTTCCGACTGGTGAAACATTTGTGCCGCATGGGCGCAACGTTGTTTTTAATGCACCCAAGCACACCAAAGTGGTGCCAGCTGGAAAGACTAATCGATTACTGGGCGGTATCCCACAGTTTGCCAATGGTATTGGAGGCATTCCGGAAAATGCGGATTACTTGCAGGACGCACGCAATTTAACCACTCAGTTAAATCAGCAAGTAGTGCAAATGGATGATAGCCGCATTGTTGATAGTAATAACCAAACAACGAGAATGATCCAGGCATCACAGCAACAACAAGCTGAACTTATGCAACAGCAGTCAAACATGATAGCAGCGTTTATGAATTTGTTTGCAGGTACCGGCATTGGCGAAAAGCTGCAAAGTCTTGCTGAAAAGAAGACAGAATTGAAGCTTGACGGTGCTTCTTTTTCTAAGCAAATGGCACCGTTCAATTCCGTCAATCAAGTTCAACGTTCAAATTTCGCAGACAGGGGGCTAAGCATTGACCAATCAATCTGAGTACGGGATCACCTTTAATGGGCATCATTCGTCCGAATTTGGGTTGATGGTTGGTGCTGGTAAAGAGATTGGTTTTCCGGCTAAACGTAAACTAACAATTGATGTGCCATTTAGTAATGCGCCAATCGATTTATCCGGAATCTATGGGCAGCAGCCCTTTGAAGAACGGACAATTAAGATAGCTTTTGAAATCAAAGATCGTAACAATTTGAGCAAAGAAGGGATGTATCGAAAATGGACCCAGGTCGTTAACTGGCTTGCAGAACCTACTGGTAAAGTCGCGTTGTACGATGATATTATGCCAACTTACCACTACTTGGCTGAAATGGTATCGGCACCGACGTTTGAAGAACTGCTTTATATCGGTACGCTGACGGTAACATTTACGTGTTACCCATTCCGAATCCACGATACAAGTGCTGGTAATGACATTTGGAATGATTTTGACTTTGAGAATGGCGTGGCACAGGAAACTAAGTTCGATGTTGTTGGTTCAAAAACAACAATTATGATCAACCCTGGTCAATGGGTGCATCCCACAATTAAAACTGATGCAGATTTTACAGTAACAATCGGCACTAGCACTTATCAGATTAAAGCCGGAACCACTAGTTCCCCAGATTTAACGATGCCGCCGGGAGTGCAGAATGTGACGTTAACAGGAACTGGTCATATTGAGATTATCTTTTATGAGGAGTTGATCTAGTGTACAGAGTGACATTGCGGCAGGGCTGGGATGGTGAAGAAACAACTATCCAATCGCCTTGGAATAACGAGACCAAATTAATCAGCCCTATCGTTCACAAGGATGTTGGTAGTATTGATAATTTCACCTTTACGATTTATCCGAATAGTGCTGCTTATAATGAGTTGCATTACTTCACTTCATTTGTCCGCGTCATAAATACGGTTAGCGGCAAGGTACTGTTTAACGGCCGTGTGCTCTATCCGAATGAATCGATGGACAAGGATGGTGTACTCAAAAAAGACGTAACCTGCGAAGGGATAATGGCGTTTTTGCATGATTCAACACAAGATTACGGCAAGTATGAGAAGTTAACGCCACCACAATATTTGGAGAAAGTATTGGCAAAACACAATGGTCAGGTTGAGTCGTTCAAGCAGTTCAAGCTAGGCAAGTGTGACGTGACTGGGACTGGCAATGAGAACAAAGTCCGCTATACCGAAGACGACAAGGACACCTGGGACACAATTCAAGACAAACTTGTTTCGCGCCTAAATGGCGAGCTTTTGGTGCGTGAAGAATCTGCCGGCTTGTACTTGGATTATCTGAAACAAGTTGGTCAAAAAGGAACGCAGATCATTCGTTTGGCTGAAAATCTACTGTCGGTGTCTACTACAGTTGACCCAACGAAAATGATATCTGTGATTAAACCGGTTGGCGCCACAATCGACCAGCCGGCAGGAACAACGACAGAAACAAACCCGGATGAAGTTGCTGTAGCACAACCACGTTACACAATCGCGTCGGTAAACAATAACTCAGTTTATCTCAGAGATGAGAAGTTAATAGCGGCGATCGGCTTGCAAGTTAAGCCGGTCGTCTTTGATACCATCAAAGACCCAAAAGTTTTGTTATCTCGCGGCAAAGATTACTTGGCTAATGGCGAAACTGCTACTATCCAGTACCAAGTTACAGCTGTTGATTTATCAATGATCAATAAGCAAGTTGATGATTTTGACCTAGGCTGGATTTACCGCGTCAGTAACAGGCTCATGGCAATCGACGAGGATTTACGGATTGTTCAAATGACGATCAATTTAAATGATCCTAGCCAGTCAACACTAAGTATTGGTGACAAGATTATTGGTCAGGAAGAGTTTGAGAAAAAGCGACGTAATCAAGACCGACAGCTTGCCGCGATACAGTCAGTACAGCAAGCACAAGTCACACAGATCGGCGATTTATCTGATGCCGCCAAAGCCACTAGTGAGTCATTGGGTGAGCTGCAGACTGATTATAACAAGCTGATTAACGCCGTTGGTGACGCTGATTACAAGACGATGCTGGCACAGTTAACCGCCTTGCAGAATCAGGCCACAACAGTGTTGACCAATCTCGGCGAAATCGGTGCGGAAGTCTTGGCTAATCAGAGTGCGATCTCTAAGCTTAAAGTCGCAGACGCTGAACTTGACCGGCGCATTAGTGCGTTGGAAGGCACAGGGGGAACGAAGACAGATGAATAAAAAGACTAACGAAAATACAGATTAATGGGGGTGTATTTAAATGGCAACAGTTAGTGGATCAGTTAACTATGAAGATTCAACTCCGATTCCTAAACAACAGGAATATACACCAAGCAACATCGAACCGATTGCGATTGAGTTAGCTAAGTTCATTAGAACAAAGATGTATGGCACTGATGTGCGGGAGTCGTTGGCTCGATGGATTGAGATTATGCTGGCAGTGCAGACATACATCAATTACGATGAGACAGCATTCAAAGTTGATATGCAAAATCAACAAGACAGTGTAAAAGATCGTCAAACACAAGTTGAAGGAACTATGAGTGACGTTGTCGATCAATTTAAAGCTGTTATTTCCAACGTAACTAAGGACAGTGAAGTCGCCTTGGCTCGTGATTCGGTACGGTTTGGAGATTACACGGTGCTTGATGATCGGCTGGAGTACATTGAGTCATGGTTGGCGGCACACGTACCAGCCGGCTTTCACGTCTCAATCAAACACAATCAGAATCGGCAACCTAAAGTTGTTGTGCATTATTACGAGTATGCTATTGGGACCGAGACTCACGGGTTCGGTACAGGACCTTATGGGCTTGGAGAAACATCGACACAAACGATTTCATGCACTGTAGATTATCTCGATGATGATACCGCTGTTATTAATCTACCATTGGCATACGCGTTGACAGGTATTGTCACTTACAAGGCTGGTTACTGGTATCTGATTGATGGATACAAGACGCTTAGATTTGATCTTGGCGATGGTATTGACGATGCCAAAGCAACAGCCGGAAACGGTAGCAATGAAACGTCGACAAATGCAAACGGTGGTGGCTATGCTGGAGACCTTGGGCTTTCTTCATATCAGATTGCCGTCAAAAATGGCTTCTCTGGCAATGTCAGTCAATGGCTGGCATCTCTCGTTGGTCCTAAAGGCGACAAAGGCGACAGTGCCGTTTCAGGAACATTCGCTAATCTTGCTGCATTAAAAAATGCTTATCCAAACGGAAAAACCGGTATATTCGTAACCGCCGATAACGGGCACAAGTATATTTGGGCAAATAACGTATGGACTGATGCAGGCGTTTATCAAGCAACTGGATTTGCTGATGGTTCAATCACTGCAGCTAAACTTGATACTGCCGTCATGGCTGGAATCAAATTAATGCCTGGCAAGGTATTACCAAATTATGATACTGCAACAAAAATATGGAGTTGGGGTGGAGCTTCCGAACGACAGGCTGCGATTTTTATGGGCGACAATAAATATACATTAATACCGCCTGACACAACAGTTGTTAACAATGCCACATCAGTAGCAGCCAAGCTGATTTATGATGGCAGTTCATTTCAATTTATTAATTGGAATAGTCGAACGCCAACGGGAAGCTATTTAGTTGCAATTATCAACAACCAAGATGTTGAACAGACAACAACAGTTACTGCTGATTTTCCGTGCACAATTGATGGAAGATTAAATTATGATTATTACAGCGAAGCAACATTTATTGCGTCGCTAAATGGATTGCCCGCTTATGACCTCGACACAAAGACTCTTGACTTTCAATCAACTGATAACCAACCGGCCATAATCAAATTTGGAGGTAAGAAATATAACATCCCTAGCGGCACTGTCATTACAAACAGTGTTGGTAGCTATGCGGCAATATTAGTATTTAATATTGACACTCAAACGCTATCATTTGTTGCAAGAACCATTTCCTTGAGCAGACAAGTTGTTGTTGGAAGTGTCATGACATCAGGGCCAAATTATGCCGTATTCAACGGATTCGATTGTGTTGTCAATGGATCACTAAATCAACTAGATTGCGGCAACTTAAGCAAAATGACGCCGGAAACAATCAAATTCTATCCGTGCGTTAATAATTATCCGATGTATGATAGTAATAAACAAACATTTGATTTCAACAGTCAGAAATCAAATCCGGCAACAATTATCAGTAATAAAGGATTTTATCTAGTACCAGTTGGAACAATTGCGCAACCAACAACGGCTGCATTATCAAATTATCGTAAGAAAGTCGTTTACAATTTGAAAACTAATGTTGCGAAAGTACAAACATATGCAGAGATGGTCCCTCCATACAGTGTCATAATTTGCACAATTTTAAGTGGTGCAAATCAAAAAACGGAGATTATTTCGGATTTTCCAGTGATTGTCGATGGCATTCCTACTGAAACGGTCAGACAGAATCCGAAAAAGGCTAATATCACGGCTATTCTCCATCGTGGTTACAGTGATAAATATCCAGAAGAATCCGAGTTAGCTTACATTCAATCAATCAAAGAACTTGGTACGTACAATTGGGAAGGCGACATTATGTTCACATCTGATAATGTGCCAGTCATGCTGCATGATGCGTTTATTAATAATTTCGCGCGATACGCAGATGGAACTGAAGTCACTGAAACAACAGATATGCGCAAATTAACGTTAGAAGAGCTTAATACTAATTACGACTTTGGCCTTGCAAAAGGCGAACAATTTGTTGGAACTAAGCTCTTAACATTTGATAGATTCTGTCAACTAGCTAAACAATATGACGCATACGTGCATGTTGAATTCAAATATCCATATACAACAGAGCAGATTAGCATTCTGCACGACACTGTAATTAAATGGCATATGCAAGATAGTATTGCTTGGCAAGCGTTTCAACGCGATATGTTAAAGCCGATGATCGAATTAGAACCAAGGGCGCAAATTGAATTATTAGTTCATGCAACAGATATGCTAGATGATGCATTTTATGAAGATGCTAAGACTTATGTAACTAGTTCAAATAGAGTATGTATCTCATTAGACAGCAGATGCACAGATGAACAGATCTCCGACGCAGTACAACACGGCTATTATGTGATCATTTGGGTTGCATACAATGCTAACGATATTAAGCGATTCGCAAATCTCGGTGTTAGTGCAATCATGACGAATGGGTTAAATGTCGCGGATGCACTGTTTGAATAGGAAGTGAGTAAAGTATTTAATAGACTTGACTTGAAAAAATGGCTTTAAATTAATATAATCAAAAGTGTTAACTAATGCAATCGGGAGTGTTTAGCGTGGATTTATTAACCAAAATAGCTCTAAGGCACCTATCAACGTCAAACTTAAAGAGCTCAGTAAAAATTAAAATACTAAGAATGCTTGGAATGACAATTGGAAATAAGACAATAGTGGCACCACATGTATATATGGATACACTTGCTATACTAATTGGCCGTGAATGTGTTATAAATGTTGGCACGGCAATCATTTGTGGTGCAGGAACTGCTAATATTTATATAGGTAATAATGTACAAATTGGACCTAATTCAACGATATTAGGTGTAACCCATGATATTGGTAAAAAGAACGCTCGGGCAGGAAAGGGTAAATACTGTGACGTTAAAATTGAAGATGGCTGTTGGCTTGGTGCAAATGTAACAGTTTTACCTAATGTAACCATAACAAAAGGTTGTGTTATAGCTGCAGGATCTGTGGTTACTAAAAGTACTGAACCAAATGGCCTATACGCAGGAGTTCCGGCAGTACGAAAAAGGGATTTAGAAAAAAATTAAACATGTGAAAACGAAACACTCTACTAATAAGGTAATAGGGTGTTTTTATTTTGCACTAAAGGAAGTGAGTAAATGCTAAATAAAATCAGAGATAACCCGACACAACGACCAGCCGCTTAGGCGTTTTTATTTTGCACCAAAAGGAAGTAGCTAGTGTTACGGCAGCTAATAGTGTTATTGAACTAGCCACCGCTGATACGAGTTTTGCAGATGGCACAAGCCTATCATTACAGCCTGATGGCATTTGTGCAGCTTTTAGTGGTTATAAGGCGATTTATTATGGATAAGGAGAGATTAAATAATGACTTTAACTAAGATTTTTTCAGGCATGGAACTAGGACCGGAAGCAATTGATGCAAATTTTAAGGATAATTTACTAGAAATTAGTGCATGGACTGATGCTGGTATGACCTATATTAATGGGTATTCCCAACATACTATAGACATGCCAAATACGTTGAAATATCGCACTATTAAACTAGGTGGTGTACTGATAGAAACCCAATTTGGCGGATTTTTTGACGCGCCAGCACTAAAGTCAACGCAAGGTGTGGTAGAAGTTTGTAAGTTTCCAACTGAAATCTTTAGAAGTGGTCTCACACTTATATTCAACAAAAATTGTTATATTTCAACTGGTCAGTACGTTATGTTCGGTACGAACTCGGATGATTCGGCACTGACGATAAATCTTTGGGGTCTTACAAAGGAATTCACTACTAGAGCGATGGTTCAGACTAATCTTTGTCTAAGCTGGTAATTGATTATATTGCTCTGCTCTGATGATTGAGAGGACAGCAACTATTAAGTGGTACTTTAACCGTAATATAGGAGGGACAAAAATTGAAAGCAATTTATTTATATGACACAACTAGTCACGAGTTTAAAAACTCAAAGCTGGTTGATGATAATTATGTAGTGCAAGCCGGAGAAACAGAAATTAAGCCGGTTGATGGATTATATGAACCAGTCACTTGGAGTGGAACAACATGGGTTGGTACGGACAAAGAAGTGTGGCAAGCGGCACAAGAAGCTGAGCAATCCGAGATGCTAAAGGAACATCCAGAAGAGGCGCCAGAACCGACCGCTGAACAACAAGCGTTGACTGCACTAGCTCAACAGATTGCAGACAATGATAATAATACTCAAACTTATTTACAGTCGCTAGCACAGTCAGTAACGGCGTTGGCAACAGGAACAACAAAAAATGGAGGTAATGCATAATGTTTATTACATTTAAATTCGCGTATCAACTTTGGAACACCATGACAAAGGAAGACGTCGCGGCACAAGTCGCTAAATCAGCGATTACGGCTGACCAGTATAAGACAATCGTTGGTGAGGAATATCAGGTGCCAGCTGCTTCCACGGCACCAGTCGGCACTTCGACCGTAGCATCTGATTCTACTGCTGCCACTAGTGGCACAGCTAACGTAACGCCTACAGCTTAGGCGTTTTTATTTTGTCCAGATTTAAGGGAAGGTGATGCGGTTGGGGCCACACGTAGTTTTTGGCTTTACAGTATCGGAGTGGGTCGGGATCATCGGAATTTTATCCGGCACTTACGGTTTTATCGTTAAGCCATTATTGACAAAATTAGAAGCGTTAAGTAAATCGATCGACCAGATTAGCGAAAATTCATTGATCGAACATAATCGGCTGTGGCAGCACTACGATATCCATGATAAACAGCTATGGAAGCATGATCAGGAGATTGGAATTTTATATGATCGAAGCCACTTAAAACGTAGTGATATTAAATTTGATAATAAGAAGGACGATAGATAATGAACTGGAAAACTCGAATTAAAAACAAGACTTTCTGGCTGGCCCTGGTGCCGGCTATTTTATTGCTCGCGCAAGTGGTTGCTGTGCCATTTGGTTATAAATTTGACATCGATTTGATCAACAAGCAGTTATTGGATATCGTTAACGCCGCATTTGCTGTGCTGACGATTGTCGGGATCGTCGCTGATCCGACAACAGCGGGTATTACAGACAAGGGGGATAAATAATTATGGCAGAAGTTTACAGTAAATTGATTACCAGTGTCGATCCACGGCCGATGAATTTTAGTAGTCGTAACGGCATCAAGATCGATCGGATCGTGATCCACCACAACGCGACGACAAATAAAAACGTCGCCTTAGCAACTTGGCTTCAAAGTGGCGCCGCGCAGACGTCCGCACACTATGAGGTAACACCGACTGAGATTATTGGTTGTGTCAGTGAGTCTGATGCAGCTTGGCATTGCGGGGGTACCGGTGGTGCAGATATTCCTAAGATGGCTAACCCAAACCAACGATCAATCGGTATCGAAAACTTAAATTCTACAGGCGCACCAAGCTGGCAGATCGACCCACGCACTATGGCTAATCTAGCAAAACTAGTTAAAGATATCTGCAATCGGTACGGAATCCCTTGTGACCGTGGTCATGTCTTAGGCCATAAAGAAGTGACTAGCACTGCATGTCCTGGTGGCATCAACGTTGATGAAGTTGTGCGTTTGGCTAATGGTGGTACAAGTCAAGCTACTATCGCGCCAGTAGCTAGCAATGCTAAGACAGTCGGCACTGATGTCACTTATGCGTTACGTAGCCTTAATGGCGGCTGGCTGGATAACGTGACTAACTTCGGCTCTGGCGACAATGGCTTTGCCGGCGTCCCGAATCAGCAACACGATTATTTAACTGTCAGCGTAAATCACGGATCCGTCAAATACCGCGTTAAAACCGCACAGGACGGCTGGTTGGGTTGGGTCACTGGGAGTAATAAGAATGATCTAGCTAACGGTGCTGCTGGTGTCAGTGGTCATGCGATCACGGGCGTACAGATCGTTTATAACACCCCAGTCGGCGAAAACTATCAGCAAGCTTATTACCGCAGCCAAACGACACAACGTGCTGGCTGGCTTGGCGTGTGTGCTGACGATGGATCTGTTGCTGGTTTTGATAGCTGGGCTGGGATAGACGGCGAGCCACTGGATCGATTACAGATTAAAATTTCGCCATCGAACCCGTTTTAAAAAAACAAAGGTCGCTTCCTTAATCGGAGGTGGCGTTATTTTTTATAATTAATTAACACATACGTGTTTACTATAGTAAGTAATAGGTCTATCCCTTGCGGGGTAGGCCTTTTTTTATTGCCGAAAAATAAATATTAAAAATGATATATTTATATTGACATATATCAAATGTGATATATAATAAGATTATAGAGTTGAGGTAAAGCAAAACGAAAGGAAGTCATCATAATGTTTAACTTAAAATCAATCGTAACATCCGCTTGGAAAGTCGCTCGTAATGGTCAATCCCAATTCGGTGGTTCAGTTGTTTCCTACTTATCAGACAGCTTCAAAATCGCTTGGTTCGAAGCTAAGCATATTGATGATTTTCGCTTCTACGGTTTCAAAAACTGGTTTACTCCAGACCACTTGACCGGTGACGAATTGAACCTTGTCTGCGGTGGCTATGTTGACGTTAAAAAAGTTGCCGAAACTGAAAAGGCCGTTAAATTAGACTTTATCTCTTACTTAGGCTGGGATTTAAAAGTATGGGCACCAAAAGCCGCATTAATGACTGCAGCTGATTTAAAAGCAAATGATGATCGTAAACAAAATGCGTTTGCTAAAATGGATGCCTTAAAAGCTTGGGCTAAAGACCACGGCGTTAAAGGCTTGCGTGCTCGCATGAAGAAAGCAACAGTAATTAAAAAAATCAACGACTTAGGTTTAGTTGCTCCAGCCGAATTGATCTAATTAAAAATAGGAGGATTTACATCATGACACAAAAACCATTAGCAGTACTTTTTGGCAAATATAAGACAAACGCGAAACGAGTCGCGGATCACACTGCGCTTAGCTATCCCACGCTGGCTCGGTTAACCCGAGAAAGTAGCGTCGACGATCTACGTGTGCAAGTGATTGATCAGATCGCGCGGTACTTTAATCGTGACGCTGGGAGCGTGTTAAATGAGCTATATGCGATCGAAGAAAGCATTTGGCAGCGTGATTTAATGGCGAATAAGGGCAAAGAACTTCCGAGACGGGGATTACGGGATAACATTACTGATGACATTTTGAGAGCAATGGATAGCGAATATAATGCAGTTGCGCTAGATAAACCGCTAGTTAGCTTTAAGCCCGCTAGAAAGTTTACCGTCGTTCGCGTGCTCAAAAAAGACGGGATTGCTTTTGAAATCAGTCTGATCAATTCTTACGGTGAAGCTGAAAAGCTAGTGGTCAATGAAGTTGCCAAATTACCCGCCGCGCTCTTTATGATTGGTGCAATCAAACCTGATGCCAGTGGCCCATTTGGTGATCGGCACGAAAAGGATTTAGACGACCCGTCTGCAGAGGCTGAAGCACTGGAATTATTAAACGACTTGTCGGGCAACCGGGTGTGGCAAATGGTGTTCAAAAACTTTGCGACAACTTTTGAAAATGAATACTTTGACAAACGATTAGCGCCACGTGAATAGCCGATTGAGTAGGAATATTTCCGAATTATTGAATAAACTAATCTTAGCCGAAAATTTAACTAACGAACAAATGCAACAAGTACGCTTGACAAGTGGGAAAACTTGGGACAACGTAATCGCAGTTAACTTCCAGTTGCGCAAAAATGGGACTATCTCGGCCAGTTTGAAACAATGGCCAAAGCACAGGAAGCACTAAGACTGGGGCGTAAGCAATTTGTGGATCCAATTATTAAGTCGCAGAAAGAATAATTATAAAAAGACACCTCAGCCATATGCGGCCGGAGTGCCTTTTTTACTACCTACCCATTCGGTAAGCCATCACGTTATTGTCCGCGTCTACCACTACTGTGATAATCGTGTCACCAATAATTCTGATTTGTACATTGTTAAGCAAGTAGATAATTTGCAT